TTTTTTTTTTGGAGAAGATAAATGGCATTTACATCATGGTTAAGTAATAGTAACGTAGGGAGGAACGTGGTAAGAACTCAGGAATTAGCTAAAGAAAATATGATTCTGGGTGCTCCCTATAAGTTTAACGAGTTGGCTGATCCGAATGACCGAGTGTATTTAGGCATGCTGGTACCTCCCCCTATCGTTAGCCTAATACCGTGCAGACAAGTATTTAATAAAATCGGTACTATGGAAGACGAGTCCATCCAACAACTAGAGAAAGCGGATGAGGCTAATCTTTCCGATGACTCTCTTAACGAGATCGTTATCGAGATTCAAAATGCCGATGGTGAAGACAGCCGTTATTTCCAACTAGAACCAGATCCTATTTCTTTTGGTAGCCATGTGAGGCCTATGCTTTCTAGGGTTCTTTCTAGACTAGAAGGTAACGTGAATATCGGGGCTGTTAATAATATCAAGCTAACAGGTTGGGGTGGACTATCTTATTGGTGTAGCGATATTTCTGTTTCTGAGTCAGGGTCTAATGAGTTTGGCGAGTCTTTCTTAGCGACAGTAGCCAAAGAGATTAGTAACTTCAGAAAGCAGGCAGGACATTTGATGTCTTATGTCTCTATGAGCGAAGAGCAAGCTCAGGCAGTTACTGCTAAAGCCGTAGAAGCGCAGAATAAATTAGCTAACTCTATTGTGGCTGGTGATGGTGATGGTGATGGCATTATCAATAGCGCGGCGATGTTAGGTAATAAAACTATGGATGTTTTATCTAGTAATGTAAACTTTGCTCAGGTATGGAAAGATAGTGGTTTTGCTAGATCGTATAGCTTAGAATTTAAATTCCAAGCGCCTTCAGCAGACTCTAGCACCATATTTGCAGAAATACTTACTCCTTATCTCGCCTTACTCGCTATGAGCACACCTAGACAATCTGGGCCAAATACTTATGAGGATCCGTTTTATATCAAAGCTGATTGCCCTGGATACTTTCATATAGACTGCGGTGCTATAACAGGCTTGTCCGTTTCAAAAGGGCAAGATAACGATAGCTGGAATAGTAACGGTATGATAACGGGGTTAACCGTAACTCTAGAGTTAGTAGATCTTTATCCAGCACTTCTTGTTTCCGGCTCTCACAAAGCTTTGGCTGCTAATTTTGGTATGGCCACATATCTGGATAACATAGCTGGTATGGATTACACTCGTATTGGCAAGGACGATCCTCTCATCAACTCTATTGCTTCTTCAATCAATAATATGCTTCAAACTGTTACGGATACCCCAGATCAGTTAAAAGCAGAAGCAACGAAAAAGATTGACAAAATTAACCCATTTAAGTAAGGATGTAAAATGCGATTTACAGACAATTCTGATATTATTGAGCTGAATAACTACAGTGGTGAGTTTGATTCAAATAAGCAGGCGGCTTACGAGGCTCTACTTGAAGAAAGATCGATCGATCCAGAAAAGACCAATCTGGAAGAGTGCAACTATACCTATAACGTTTTTGGTTTCACAATAGATATAGAACCAAAGGGTGCGGGTAGACCCAGAAAGGGTAGAAACAGTATATATGAACCCCCACAAGATCGAGATTACAAGCGAATCATCAAGTCCAGATTAAACGAGATCTTCGACCTCGATGAACCTATCTCAGGAGAATTTGACGTTCATGTGGATCTCTTCTTCCCTATTCCTAAAGGATTTAGTAAAAAGAAGGCTCTAGCGGCTGAACTAGGTCATCTTTTGCCTATAACTATTCCCGATCTCGACAACTGCGAAAAAATATTCCTCGATGCCTTGAACCCGAGATTACAAAAAGAGGATCAAATTAAGGATGGTGAAATCGTTAAAGCTAAGAAAGTCCCCAAAGCTGATCTCTTTACAGGCATATGGACAGACGACAAAACTATTGTGAAACTGTCATCGTCTAAGTTTTATTCTTGCAAACCGAGGATAGAGGCTACAATAGCTTTCCGAATAAAGGACGAGTAAAATGAATTTAGCTTTTAGAGATATACCACTTGACGATCTCTTTGAGCACCGTGTTGAAGGAACTAAAGAAAATTCAGAATTCTTCGAGTCGTTCCAAGATTATCAAGATCTAGGTGACGTAAAAAATAAAGAATTTAATGTAGACTCCGCTGTAGCTCAATTTATGAAAGTAAGAATGGTGGACAAATATTTTAGTCGGGACGCGGTGCTCAAGTTCGAAGACCCTATTTCTGCTAGATTGGCTGCACTAATTTATAGCGATGCACAGATAGATATCCAGGAAAAAACAGATATAGATTTAACCAACATATACGGGTTTGTCAGTATTGACGGGTTGGATTTAGAGTCTAATTTAACTATAGAAAGGCTTATCAAGTCCGAAGTAGAAATCGCTTTAAACGATTCTTTTAAAAAGAATGTCTCTCTTAATCTAATTAATCCATTCGATTCTAAAGTAATAGGTGTTTATTCTAGCCAAGACGCTTATAACGAAGAGATTTATCTGACTGAATTTAGTTTTAAGGCGGACACAACATTTATAACCGCTGACACGACTAAATTCAGAGCAGACTACACCAACGGTTTCGTTAATCTTTACGAATCGGTAGATCCTGAAGTGTTAGACAACCCGTATTCTTTAGCTCAATATAACTCGTACTTGCTAGAAGTCAGGAAAGAAAGATCATTGAAATTTTTTGATGATTACGATATTTTCAAGAAGTTTTATCGCGACCAACGAGATGAGAGAGTTATTTCTGAAGATAAGGTTTCCTTCAACATAGCTTCCTTTATCCAGTCAAGTAATCCAATGTATGACACTCGTAGAATCGATAAACTTAATATAGAAACTGAACTAGCTAATATAAATATTCTGGATTCATGGAAATTAATAGGGGAAGATTCATGAGCGACCCTCTAATTAAGACTATCGATACTTTAGCTGAAGAGAACAAAACTACGGCTAAGAAAATAAAGGAAGCTACTAAATCCGAAATGGGGCTATCCGTAAATGCAGGAAACCCATTTGAGGCTAGAGCTAGCAGTTTGAAAACTAGGCTTTTTCTAAAAATGTTAAATATCGAAGTGACGGGTGTTAACTCTTCGGATATATTATGAAAGACATAAACGCTATTCTTCAAAACCTTAAGTGGCTAGAAACTAAATTTGAAGCTTTTATTAAAAGAGAAGGGCTTGTATCGAAGTTCAACGAATCTGATAAGCCGGACGAGTTCTACAATTATTTTAAACCTAAAGTCAAGGTTGCTATACAGAGTGGTAAAGCTCCTGAACCTTTTGTTAAAGATAATTTCGCCATAGCTTTATTAGATTTCAGAGCTTTCTCGATGTCGAGTCCCAGATGTAAAGAGTCAAAATTTGTTTTGTCCGACTTTACAGACGGAAGAAACGACAGCCCTTTAATTAATTCTAAAAAAATAGACAACCTGAGAAGGCTCCACAAAAGAATCTTAGTCCCTATAGTTAATTATTACAAGATCCTCGATCCTAGTCTACAAAACACTTGCTTGCTCGATGTAAGGTCAGGGTTATGCTCCGAAGCTAAAGTCAAGAACGAACATTCCGGAACTATATACTCGGAGCTTCTGACTGGTAACGGTGTAATCTTTGGGTTAAACGGGGTCAGTAGAGATGTGGTTATTGACGATTTGTCGAACCGCAAAATTCCAATAAATTTCGGTATTCTCCATGAAGCACGAGGTGGAATCTTTATAACCAATCCGTTAAACATGAACAACCAAACTATCGAGAATCTGTTAATAAAAACGCTGGACGGTACGGATCAGACCTTATCACACGCTTTCGTTTAAGGAACCAAAATGCAAAAAGATACAGTATCAAATCTTAGGAGGCTGGATGACCTCTTGAAGGAAGATCTAGAATTTGAAAAATTCTATAACTTAAAAAGAAACCTAATGTCCTATTTCGACTTGGACAAAATTATCAAGGTCATCTTTGAGCATATTAATGCTTCCGAATTAGTAGATTTTACGTCCGAGAGACAGGCTAGACATGTATCCGTCTCCGACCCAGTTTTTAAGGTCTATATTAATGACGTTGAAGCCTGGGATAAATATGCGGTTCCCATGAGAACTTACGAGAAACTATTAAATAACGACAGTGAACTTCACTCGTACAGAAACTCAGTCATTCATGGCGAAGTAATTAATCCCTGTAGTATTCAGATGTACGAACAGTTCCACCAACTTCGAGAATCAGGAAAATTGGATGAGGGTACTGTGCAGATCCTTAAAGAACTTCCCGATCAAGAAAGCTTGAAAGATATGTTCCTCATCAATATGTTTAAGATTACTATTCAGGAAACTAAAGCTGAGAATCCAATAGTCAATATTGAATATATTATCTAGAAATAGCCCATTTTCCAATTAAGGAAAATGGGCTATTTATTAACGCTTGTTTGATTCGGAGATAAGACGTTTAGTCATTTCTCTTGAATCTTTTTCTGAGAGATCAATTAAATTTATCGTATTTAACGCTTCTAGAACCGTGTATTGAATTAACGACTCAGCGACAGCTAACTCACCAACCAATTTACCGGATTCCTGTAGGCTTTCATGCTTAGCATTGTATCCGATGATGGCTCTAAAGATGGTTCGACCTTCTTTCAGTGTCTTGCTACCATTTACAGTGGAGTTTAAAACTTGGCCGCGTTTACCACCCATACCGGATGGAGAACGCATTCCGGCCAAAGATGATTCATCGGCGGCTTCACCGTCTTCGTCAGATTCGACCTCGTCGATCTCATCATCTTCGTCGTCATCTTCACCATCATCTACGTCATCATCATCCCCATCGGCTTCAGTAGTAGGGTCATCAACTTCTCCCTCCCCCGCATCCGGATCGTCAGAGTTGGTATTTTCATCAGAGTCATTTTCTTCTTGCTCTTCCTCTTCCTCACCCATCTCTTTTTCAGTGTTTCTATTCTGTCTAGAAATCTCTTTCTCAACAGCGATAGTCCGTTTTACTTTCTCTTTAACCAGATCTTCGATGGTATCCGAGGCTAATTCAGCGGCTGGGTCTTCCTCTTCCTCAACCAAACTGATAAAGAATTTGTTAACTAAGGGGGCTTTATTCTTTACAAGGTTAGAATAAGAGACAACACCTTCGTTAATCAGGTATTTAAGGATTTCGGCACTATTCTCCACAATAGCATCTTCGTGCTGAAGTTTGAAATCTTCGTCCATAGGGAGGGAACCTAACACAATTCTCCCAAATCCACCAGAAACTCGCTCTAAAATACGGTAGCCTTCGTCAACTCTTGTCTGAGAGACGCTCTCCAGAAGTTCGCGTCTATTTCTTCTTCTTTTCAGATCAGAACTCATATCGGGCACGGTGTGAGCTAAATCGATTTGGCATTCGTTAAGAACTTTATCTTCATGGCTCTTTTCTTCAAATAGCGAGCCGATTTTTTCTATATTTCTGGACTTTCTTCTGTGACGGGATAAACGGGTAGTCATTATTTTTACCTCAAGTATAACGTATTTTTAAGGATTCTTTATCGCTTGAATTATCAATCGTCGATTGAATGGTATTTATCGATAAATACTCAGGAGCACTAATAAGCTGTTTCGAAATATCTATGTCTGTATCATATAGATATTTTATAACTTGCTTAGTATCCTCATTTAAAGAGTTAAATTCAACATAGTCTATTTCAGGAATCCGCTGTTTCAAAAGAGTCGTTAGATTGCTCACTATCAAACGTTTCTCTTCGTTAGACTCAACTATGAAGTCCCATATAACCTCACGAATTGTACTATCAATCTCGTTAGAATATCCACCTAGCAACTTGATTGTCAGATCCAAGCTTAAATTGGTTCTGGTGAGGTCATAAAGGTAACTCGGCCCGTAAGTGTTAAAGAATTTAAAGTCTACAGTCGTGCTACTACCCAACCGAGTTATATTACTTTCTAGAATATCCATATAAGTATTTAAACTCCCTATAAACTTCTCATACTTAGCTGTATTGAAGAAGAATCTAGACGCAACCAGAGGGACGGATTTAAACTCAACGCTACCACCTTCAGTAATAAATACATCTGACTTTATGACAGAGCTTAGATTCTTAAAGAATCTAATAGGCTGAGGGGTTTTGAATGTAGCGACTAACTGCTTATTGGAAACAGAGTCGTGGTTGATTAATGAGAAGTTGCCTTCCGAGTATTTAGAACTTCCGGTGTAAAGAAACGCCCCCACTTCTATTTCTAGATCGGCTGGCGCGAATATATAGTCTAGGTCAGTCTCTAAGCTAGTTACGTTACCAATACGGATTCTTCCATACTCGTCAAACGAATCATCGGTCGGAAACTCCTTGGAGAAGTTGTCTTCCAATATATCGTAGTCTAATTTCGTGTAGCCAATAGCCCGCCCCTTATCTTTGAAAATAACCATCAAAGAAATGTCTACGTTAGGATCTATTTCACTCCCGCTTGCAGAGAAACTAGATGTTATAGTGTAAGTATCCTCGACGACAGGGTTTCTCCTAATATCAAATTCCGGAAGCAGGTATTCTCTACCAGACTGAATCGCTTTAACCGGATAATAGAACAAAGTTACTTTTTCCGATATAAACGTATCGTAATACACCATTCTGGGGATTGGGGACAGCTTGAGTTCTGTCATATAGGGGATGGAATACACGAAGTTTTCGGGGTCGCTTAAGAACTCGTCTGAGAATTCATCATCCCTAAGAGGCCTAAGTTTATTCGTGTTCTCATCAAAAATGAACATTGTTCCCGCTTGAAATTTATAGTTCCTTTCCTCTATAGTAGAGTATGGGATAGAAAAATCAAGTGTGTTGGTCGGGATCGGAGAGCTATTCTCGTCAGTCAGCATCAGGAACGCTGAGTAGACTCTTGACACAATGTCATCTCTGGTTTTCGCAAACTGAACTTTAGCTGATTTGGATAGGTTCTCTCTAGCCATTTTAGAGAAGAATTCCTCAATGTCATAATCCGAAATTATAGAATCTCGACTACGAGTTACGTGGAGTAAATTCTTTTTGGTTTCTAAAAGCGTCTCTCCATCCTTGCCGCCTGATGGATCGCTTACAGTTGTTACAACTACAGGAATTTTGTCTAAGCCCTCAGCCGAAAAGGCGAAAGCCACGTTCCCACCAAAACTAAAATTACCTTTCGTCCCATTAGAAGTGTATACGTCAACCTCGATCTTCGATCCGAATTTAGGCCTAAAACGGCTGTCTAGCGGGGAAAAGAACAACTGGAACTCGTCATCGCTGACCTTATCCCAATATATGTATTTTTCGGTTTCGGGAATGATATTTGGATCATAAAATTTAGGTATATCTTCCCCGTTGTACTTAACATGGAAATTTACCAGCTGGTTGTCGTATTCCACATTATAAAGTAATGACTCTGAGGCATTTTTCGACATTACTTCGAATTCTTTACTAATAGTGCTAAACTGGTAAAGATCTAACAGTAGGAATAAATACTGAACTCCGTCTTCGTCTTGACTAATCCAAGTTTTGATAAACGGGTTAGATCTATAAGTCTCGTTATGATAGTCAACGACTTCTTTTTCAGAAACGTCATATTCCGCAATAACGCTTGCACCACTAAAGGCTATGACTACACTGAACGGTAAAGAGAACGATACTTTTTCAAAATTAAAGACATCCGCCCTGGGGATTAAAAACTTACCACCATTTAACTCAGCATAGTTTTTTACGTCCTCGTAAGCTATAGCAAAACTAACTGTTGTCTTACTAGGGGTGGCATCTGGTGCTACATAATTTAATTGATTACTGAAATTCATTATCGATTCAGGCATCGATGCTGTATTAAGAAACATCTCGTTGTATAAGAGGCTTCTATGTAAGATGCCGTTCTTTATAGCATTGGCAATAATAGCATTAGTATAACCAAAATTACCAGTCTTTAATGTGCTGATCTCTTCGTCAAAATAAGAGTCAGCGAGTTTCAGATTCGCCTCGCTAATCAAATGAGAATCTGAAACTATAGGATATTGAGAAGTCATAATTTACCCTTTTGAATATACAAGTTTCAATTTGGTTTTTCCTGTTTTAGGATCCACAGAAGCCGCTATCCCAGGAGCGGTATAGCCTTTATAGAATTCTTTAGAAAATGGCTCGTATGCAATAGGATCTTCACCACCGTTTGTTAAAGACTGGAAGTCTAAAATAATGCTGTCTGTCATCGCCTCAAATAAATTCGATTTGAAGGGGACAGTCACATCATGAAGAACGTCGTGGCTCTCTTTATCCAGACCAAGACTACTGAGAGGAACACCTTTTGGATAAATCCCTGTATCTTTCGCCCAATAACGTACTGTGGTCGCGTCAGGTTCTAAAATAAAAGTATATAATGAACTCATGTAGTCAATCCGTCTAGCATTGACATTCTTTTCAGTTCGTAATACCATACCGTATTTAGACAGAGACATGTATCTAGTCCAAAAGGTCATCATTCTAGTAATAAGTAGGTTGTTCTTTTCTTCAAATTTTATCGAGAACTCCCTACCATTCTCATTACTTATTCGCCCACCATAATGAAACGCCCAACCGGTTAAGTTATCCCAACCACTTGTGTCGTTTGTAGAGATATCATCTAGCTGGCCGGATATAGCCATATTACACAACGGTTTACAAAATTTGGATGCTGTGCCGTAGCTACCGCCCGACCCTAGATACGATAAGCTATTTAGAACATCTGTACCTATACCTGCGGCACTCATATCCATAGCGGTAAGATTAGCCTCATCAAGATTCATCATAGGGGTTGTGAAGAATAGAGCAACATATCCGTTGATATGCGGGTCAAACGAATATAAAGGCTTATACACATGAAAGATACTGTCGGTGACAGAAGCCTCATGTAAATTTGAAATAATTTCAGGTAACGGTGGCTCCTGTTTCTTAGCAGTACCAGTATTATCCTTACTGAATTCGTTAGCTCCTAGTCCCGCAGTCTTCTCTATCGCACTTCCGATTTCTGCCATAATTAGTTTCTCTTTTAAATTTGTAGTTAATCCTTTGTTTCATTAATCTTTTCTATCCGTATTTGCGTAGGGGTTAATAACACTAGAGTTCTCCAAATTTGGTTATACCAATTAGTTAAACATTTAATCGAGCATTAATATTATAACAATTCTTTAGATAAACTATCTTTTTAAAAGCAAGAGGAAATAAATATGAGTATCGGTTTTATCACCTCTACCGTCAGCTCCATTATTAATGGAATAACCGGTAGATTTAAAAATAAAGATCCTTTAGAAGTAGCATCCAGTGCGTTAAAAGCTGTAGCTAATGATGATTACAAACGCTCGTCAATTCGAGCCAGAGCTAGTAACTCCATCGCTTACTACCCTATGGTTGTCACTGAAAATCTCTCTTTTGAAACAACATTCACTCTAGCTAAGTTTATTGAAAGAAACGTAGCTGAAATGATTCGAATTATCGTAAGCAATGAGAACATCATTAACCTCGATAAGGATCAGACCAAGGGCGAAATGATTGCACAATTCCAAGGGCAAACTATCGGTATTGCTTCAAATGCTGAATTTGACAGGGATGGAAATTTTAAGGGCTTTAAAGATGCGGAGTCAGAACCTATGGCTGATGTCTTTAAACGGTATACTGATCGGGAATTAAGGCGTAGCCGTAGTCCTAAGCTGTCGAATATAAGCGAAGATACCGAAATCGGTATCGTGTTTAAGGATACTAGTGGCGGCGTTCTAGCGGAAGACTTTAGACCTTTGATGGAAGGCCTTAATATGGCAACGGTTCAAGAAATGTCTTCTGTAACGGCTCGAAAAATTGCTAGAAGTCTTAACGAGGCGGAAGGGGACGCGGAAGAAGATACAGATAAGCAGGAAGCTGACACTAGACGTAAAAAAGGATACTCTTCAGATGATCTAGGTGTATCTGGAAAAATCTCTATCCGTAACGAAAAGGCCAACGATATCGCCCCCACAGTACTTGAGCTTTCGGTTATTTATAAGGACAAAGGTACTGGTTTCCAAGAAACAATGATTACTATGGCTATCAAAGTCACAACCCACATTGTTAGAACTGACGTTATGTTAGACGAGATTGGTAGATCAGTCCAGAATAGACGATTCATGTTTCCCGCTATTCAGTGGCTAACCGGCGAAATCTCCTTCTTCAAAGGTCTGATTGCAGACTTTGATAAGATCAAGACTCGTGTTGTTTCAGGCCATAAAGACCGAGGAGTGCGTTATCTTAACAGACTTCGTCTAATGAGCAGTCAGAACAGACTTAAGTCAGCAACAGCTGGCGATAGAATGCTTCCGACTACTACGCTGGTTCTAACATCTGACGAAGTGGCTTATATTAGAGACAACTATAGTGTCGATCTAAATTCCACTAGAGAAGCCGAGAAATTTTTTGAACTCTATGGCCTCATGAACTTTATCATTGTAGATGAATCTACAGGCGCTATGTATATCTACGATGAAGTACGCAGCCAGTTTGATGTTTCATCCGTCCCTAAAGAATCTAAAGAAAATAAACAGCAGGGCGATGTTATTAAAGCTCTGGTGGCAGCTATGGGAGCTAAATAATGAAAAACTTTGAGTATAATCGCCCCAAATTTCACCGTGATGCCAGAACGGTTGTTCTGGAGATGTCCGAGTTTGACGGTTTGGACGCTGTTAGATACGGAAATTTATCCGAAGATGTTAAGACACGAACAGCCGGTAAGCTATTAGGTTTTGTCTTTAACAAGATAGAAAAGAATTGGGAACAGGATCCTGTTTTAAGCAAGATTATGGGGTCTCGCGGTTCGCTACGAGTAATTAAGGAACACGATCTGTTTGAGTCCTCTTTGAGAGAATACTCCGAGATGACTAAACAAAGTGCTGTTCCTTCAGTTCGTGAATATGCTAAACAGCTCAACACTTTAAATGACTTTATAAAGGCCAATGAATCTATCTTCAACTCCGCTTTCAGAACTGATCATAGAATCATCATGTTTTACTATTCGTCTTTGGTAACTCTCCTCTATCACGGTTTTGCGTATATTCTGTCTATAACTTTAGACGTGTCTAAAGACGGGCAGTTGATTACCGGCGTATTCCAAGACGAGAAGAATGTAGCCAACAATGTGCTCATTGCCAATTTAGAAACAATCTCTAAGCAAATTGATAATAAACAAGCTCAAGAGTTTCTATCTAAAGCTCTAGAAGACGATGGCAAAATGAATATCAACGAAGATATGGGGCTGACGGCATTTGTGTTAGCATCTGCTGGTATTGTGGCTGCGACTATTTGGTTTATGCGTGATCTTATTGAGTATATGTTTATCTTTAGGAACACAATTGCTGACTGGTTTGATTCCTACGCGCTATTCCTAGAGATGCGTAACGCTTCACTAGCCTCATCGAACAAAGGCGCAGCGTCTAAACAAAAGGCTATAGCTAAAAAGTTCAGAGCAGTAGCTAGTAAGTTTGTTGTAGAGAATGAAACTGCTAATAAAGAAGCAATTAAACGGATCGGTGAGCAAAACAAAAATATCGATTTAAAAGAATTAAAACGCGGTGGTTTTGACAACCTAGATACTAGCTATATAATTTAAACATTAAATTAAAATCCAAATTGAGTTAGAATTTCAGCTAACTCAGTTAACAATTTTATAGGACAGTCGGTTCGATTTCGCTTCTATAAATTATTTATTTTTTAAACGAGGAATACAAATTATGTTTCTTACTGAAAACTATTCTGTTGCAGCTGATACTAATCTAGGTGTTGACTTCAACATGGAACAGTTAACTGAAGCTAACATGGGCTTCCATATCGCATACCAACGAGCGACTATGCAGGCCATGAGCGAAGAAGCCCAAGCCGATCTTCTTAACGAAGAAGATGAAACGGTAAAATCCAACAAGGCTTGGGAAACTCTGAAAAAATGGGGCCGTGCCATTGCTAACGCTTTCGCTAAAGCGTCCGACTTGGTTAAAAAGTGGGTATCCGGCTTTATCTCTAAAATTCGCGGTCTTTTCAAAAAGAAAGAAAAAGAGATTGAGCAAAAGATCGAAGCTGTTGAAAAATCTGCTTCAAAGACCGTGGACATTACCAACCAGTCGGCTACAATTGATGTAACCACTTATGAGTCTGTGGCTAAGCTGCAAGCTTTGCCGCTTCTTAAAGGTGGCTTGGAAGAAGCTCTCGGCAGTGGCGGTCGTTCAGCCAAAGGCACTGGTAGTAAGCATGAAGGTGTTGGTGGCAAGCTTAGCAAAATTGAAGATCTTTTAGGTGACAAGAAAAAATTTAAAGGTCTAACGTTTTCTGTAGCTCAGCTTCGAAAAGAAAATAATGCCATCGAACGCTTTATTTCTAAAGAACTACCGCGCCTTGAAAAAGAAATCGATGACTGGAATAAGAAAGTAGAAGACTCAGTCAAAACCCTAGAAACCGCAGAACCAGCTAAGCCACCTCAGCGTCGAGACTTCGGCAACTGGGGGGTTGGTGAGCGTGCTGAGAAGAGTTCTCCTGCGAAATCTAATAGCGACTCCGTGTCTCCGGAAGAAGTTAAGAAAATCATCACAGCTTATCGCGTTCGCGGTCAGCACATGATGCATACTCTACAGTACATTTCTAAATGTGCTGCTGCTGCGTCTGAAGCTATTTTTAGCATCATGGGAGTCGTGATTGAGCACGGTTCTAAAGGTACTCAAGTGTCTGTTTCTGAAGATGCTGATACTGAAGATGATTCAGCTGATGACGGTGATGATGAAAACCTAGACGAAGATTCTCTACCTTTCTGGTTGCAGTAATCGTCAAGTGATTTTCTAGTCATTTAGAAACCCCCTATCCTTTAATTAGGATAGGGGGATCTTTATTCTGTAACCTTTACAAATCTACATAGCCCTTCGACTCTACAATGTTGATCTCCGGAGCCTCGCTTACTAAAGCTAAAGCCGCATCCAATGATTCGGTATTTCCCGTTCTCGTATTTTCCTTTAGCCTCCCCCCTAAACTTAAAATAGAAGTCTTTATCAGGGGTAAACCGGTCTACTGGGACATCGGCAAATTCCTGTGTTAAAATCATTCCTGTCTCTTTAGCCTTAGACAGGAATTCTTCCTCTACAAAAACATTGGAAGATGGATTCCAGAGAAACTTCTCTTTTGGGGAGTAATCTTCTATTTGACCCCGATATTCCATCTGTCTCTTATTAAACTTATTGTCGTTATCGTAGGAGCAGAGCTTCAAGTTATCCCCTAGAATATGCCTAGTTGTAAGCTCATTTTCCTTGGTTTGGGTTGACCCCGATGTTCTTATCTCGTGAGCACCTGACTCGTTAACGTTATACCCCGAGTCATAGTTAGGGTCTCTAGTCCTCTTGGTATAAACTTCCACGAGAACCTTATAATACGTCTTCCCGATGTCCTTGCCTATCCCCTTAATCCGGTCTAAAAGATAGATGTTATTGAGATCGAAAAAGAAACGTATACCATTCTTATATATACCATAGGTATTCTGAAGATGATAAACCGCGTTTTTTAAGTTTAATGGTGGTATAATGATCCCTTCATAGCTTTTGGAATTATGAGGCTTCGCCATAATCACAGGTAACTTAGCATTACTAGTAAAAATACAACCTAAAGCTTGTTCTAGATCACTGTCTTTATACGATCGGTTAATTAATTTCTTAGTCATCTCTAAATGCGGAACCGCAAAAAGATCAAACTCGACCATGTTAGTCTCCGTATAGTTTGATCCGCTTTCCTTATTTGTATCTTCTTTCTCATTGAATTCGTCATCCTTCATTGGGAGATCTAAATCCATTATTTTAAAAGAAGTGGTCTTTAAATACTGGTCTCCCATTGAGCTAAACATCCTGTTATCTAGATCTACAGGATTGATGGTTATAGCAATCGTTATCCTAGCTTCGTGGTACGAGTCTCGTATCGTAGCGAGCATCGGATCGGCCACAGCTACAGATAGGGTAACTATAGGGAGCATGTTTATTTCGTATTCGTTGACTATTCTCAACGACACCAAGCTTAAATTAAGGTTTATAGGTTCTTCACCGTTAGGGACGTAGTCTATGTCTATTTTATATCCCGTCTTTACAATATCTTCTTCCGGTTTAAATAGAGATGCTATAGTTTCAGACATTCTTCATTCCTCAAAAAAAAAAACGGGTTTTCACCCGTTTAATACTCTTCTCCTTCGTACAACCAATTCACAGTTACACCATACATAGAGCATTTGCGCGATAGGAACTTCTCCAGTCCCTTATGGTCAACCATGTCCTGAATCTGGTCTATTAGACTAATTCTGCTAATCTCGTCAAAATAACGGTCAATCCTTAGAATAGATTCATTCTTTTTTAATCTTTCTTTCTCCGAGTCTGGGAGGTCATTAACGATTTCGTCGATAGTACGTCTACTGAGTTCCTGAGCTGCCTTAAAGGGTGTTAAACGAATAAGTTTATCTTTCCTTCTTAACTGAACAGCCGGAACGTTAAATCGGCTGCTTCCGCTCAGCGAAAATATTTCATATAGTAGACTTACATCATCTTTTATTGATGCTGCACCTTTATCACTTTTTGTGAATAACCCCTTATAATTATCAAAAGTTATAAGCTTGCTCTTTTCACCTTTTAGCAGGAAAGGGTAAGTATCCGGTAGGTTTAGATACTGATAAACGGTGGGCGAGTCGCTAACTATCAAATTGGCCGTTTTCATATCAGGGCTTACGTTTTTGATGATCTGATACGGGATACACTCGGGGTTCCGTCCTTTACTATCCAATAGATATGCCGACGGAAAGAATTTCATAAGCTTATCCACCATCGTTATCAGATTTCTATTAAGAATGAAACTACGTCTATAGCTTTCATCGAAATCTAACATACCGTCTGATTTAACATTAACCGAATCTCTTACGCCTCTTTTACGATAGACAGTTTCTTTATAAGATGGACATAAAGCTATACTGTCTTCCTCTACCTTAGATGAGAAGTAGAAAAAGAACTCAGTATACTTTGACATCCTGCTAGCAAAGAAATGCCTAAAGTATGTGCAAAAAGTCGCTATATCCCCGATTATAGGCTGCTGGTTGTCCTCGAATACTTCATCGAACTCTCTAGGATCGCTTTTAAGGGGGTTAAAATAATGAGCTAGGACAACATCCAGATCTATGAAAATTCTTACTTGTTCAATATCCTCTCGATTTATAGGGCTTAATAAGTTAACGAGATCCTTATATTTTGGTTTTTTAGAATTTATAAGCTGAGCAAAGGGTATTTTAGTCATCATAATTTTTTCTCCTAATTCTAAAAAATAATATATATTTAGTTATCGTTTGGATAATTAAGTCTCAAATCCATTACCAACTCAAAAAATTCTTCGTATTCTTTATCCAGAATTTTTATGTATCGAGATCCAGACTTCCTAGCTGCCTCGTCTTTACGGAGTTCTAGGTTTAAATCCCTGGCTCTATAATGCTTATTTTCCCCACTTTTAATCTCAACCAAAAGATCTAGGGAGGCGATGTAAAAATCAGGAATGTAAAACCGCTCTACATTATTTTCATCTAGGTATTTAATTGCCTTAGGGGCAGGTGCGAAGATGTCATCTGCATTCCAGTTGAACACTTTATCTAGTTTCTTGATGAAGTCTTTTTCATACTTACCGGTGTAAGTCAAGGTCTTTCCCGATTTCTCAAATACGTAAACTCCGGAGATTCTACGATTGGCAAGCATCTTTTTCTGAACTTCTGGGTCGTTTAATAAGTGAGTCTTCCCATACGTCTTTTCCATTCTCCTCACGAATTCAGCACGATACGCTTCCTTCTCCTTTTCGCTTGAGAATCGTTCATATCGCTCTGTTACGGGGTTCCATTTAGTTTTTTTCTTGAAAAGAACGCTTGTTCCATATTTTTTATTAAGGGGATATCTGTTTTTATAATTGAAATATACTTGAGCGGCAGGAAGCCCTTCTAGCTCATCCTCATGTTTGGACTGGAGGTGACTCATCAAGGCCGCTTTAGAAGAGTAGTTGAATCCTTTAGAACAAAGAAAGCATTTAAATTTGTTCATAGTCTTTATGGTTCCTCGGCATTTAATGTAAAATATATAGAATTGTTTAGAAGACTCTGATTTTTCAAGTTCTATGAAGGATTCTACTTAGAAACAAAAGTATAATCAGATAGTTAGTTAGCAACTAGGAGAGGATGCTATGAGTGATCTACCCTCCATTCTTACAAGCGATATATTAGGCGGTGAAACGAGTTTCTCCGTTGATAATTTTAAATCAAATAAAATATCCAATAGAATGGAAGCTTTAGCTCGGAAGATTGAATTTCTTCTTATAACTGAAAAGGGTACTTACCCCGACGATCCTGATTTAGGTATCGGCGTAAAGACCTATATTTTCGAATTTAAGAGCGATGTACTCTCGCAGCTTAGATCGGAAATAAACACCCAAGTCAAGAAGTATCTACCTGACGCTCCGATCAAGACCATAAGTGTAGACACAACTACTAAAAACGGGTTCGAATTCATTTACGTTGTTTTCACGATAACCGATGAAGAGAAACCTCTAACATTTATCCTTGGTGAATACCAAGGTAACGTTCTTTCTAAAATGGTTATATAAAAGGAAAAAAGAATGTCAAACGAAGACTTTCCATCAGAAGCATTTAAAAATAGTTTCGAGAGCCTAGAAGCTCAATCTCAATCTGAAGTTGCCGCACCTAAACCTTCACCAGCTCAACCAGCTCAACCAGCTCAACCAGTGACCCCAGTAAGACCCGCTGCAGCTGTTGAAGACGCGACCACTATAACTCAAATTGCTCCTGAAACTTTTGAAGTTATTGATAGTTCTGAATTTCCAGCTATTGAGATAGACAGTTTCATCCGTAAATCGACTGAAGCTATCGAAGCTGGCTATGGGGTTATCTGCACAAGATCTAACTATTACGCTGAACTCAAAGCTCTAGATCTGTCCAGTAAATCTAAGTTAATGAATACTAACTTGGGAGCGTTCGAGTACTACAACCGTTTATTCCAGCTTATTCATTCTCGTGTCGTTAAAATGTCTATTCCAGTACCCAATTATGCGGTGTGGAGTAAGATTACAGCATACAACGATTTAGAGACTCTATATTTTGCTATCTTTGCTAAAACCTACACTGACGATATTACTTTCGATATCAAGTGTCCTAAGTGCGGTACTGCTAATAAGGCCAAGATTAATTCGAATTCTATTATTCAAGTTAAAGACGAGGCAGTTTACTCTCGCATCCAAGAAGTCAATCGAGAAGTAGAAACGGTTGACGACATCAAAAAGAATTCGCTTCTTGTTAGCACTTGGCGGGTTAACCTTCCGGTCTCTGGGTTTACGATCGATATCCGTATCCCAAGCTTACATGACTACCTGCAGGTTCTGCGTAAATTCTCTAATAAAGGATTTGATGAATCAGCTATCTCAACTTTCATGTACGTTAAGAATTTCCTAGTTAAGCATCCGCAAAAAGAAGCTTTCATTCGCCTACAAGACGAAAATCAGATTATTAGTCTGCTTTCCCGTCTTCCGGTAGACGATGTAGAACTTCTGGAAAAACGGATGACCGAGCATACTGGCAAATATAACATTGAGTACCGTATTCCGTCATTCAATTGTGTCAATTCAAGTTGCGGAAATGAAATTGAGGAGATGCCTTTGGATCTAGAAAATCTGGTTTTTATGAAGGTGAGCGGGAAGATCTAAAAAAAGCTAGAACTGATTTTTATGATTATAAGATTGGTCTAGTAGAGCTGTTCGAAGGTAAGTTGGATCTGGCTTACATCGAACAGCTTCCAATAGACGAATTGAATTTTTTAGCTGAAGCTAAAATCCGCCAGCTCAAGAAGAAAGCTGAAGAGCGTGAAAAACAGCTCAATCAAATGAATTCGAATAAAGGAAAATAAAATGCTTGAAGGTATCCCTACCGGTCAAAAAGCACCTGCACAAAAAGCGTCTTTCTCCATCTTAGACCGTAGAAATATTACAGAAAACAACCAAACTTTTTCTCTCTCGTCAAATATTATTGACGGTGATCTTGTTAGATCACAGATCTCAGCAACTCTTAGCTATCTAAGCGACCACCTTTCAAGAACTCTTGGCCCATACGGTACGAATACTATTGTATGTAACAGCTCAGAACTTAAGCACTTTCTGTCTAAGGATGGTTATGCTGTACTCAAAGAAATTACGCTAGTCGAGCCGTTACCTCGAACAATTCTAGACCTAATTAAGCGGATTAGTTTCCGCTTGGTAAGAACTGTCGGCGATGGCTCTACTACAGCTGTAGTGGCCTCAAATGAAATCTTCCAAGCTATCAACGAAGAATATACGTCAATGACTTCTCTAGTACCTCCTAAAGATTTTATTGATATCATGGAAAAGATAGTACGAGAGATCATTACTAAGATCTACGAATCTGCTCGTAAAGTTGAGAATATTGATAATCTTGAAAAGATCGCTTTTATTTCAACTAATAACGACCGTAAGACCGCTAAATTCATCCGTGATGTATTTGAAAGTCTGAATGGCGGTGAATCCGATGTCAGCGCTCTAGCTACAGACATTGAAATCGAATCTAACCTCCGCTCAACTGAAGATTCCGTTGACCTTGATTCTGGGTACAAAATCAATCGTTCTTTCGTTGATCCGATATTTGCGACAAAGACGACTGACACTAGTATCGTCTACGAAGTAAACAAGGGTATTATTTTTGCCTGTGACGGTACCCTTACCTCAATGGATCAGAAATTCGTTGAAATAGCGTTTAAGTTGTATTCTGAGAAGTATTATAACGAGCGTTCAGGCCTCATCTTCGTAGCTAAAGGTTTTGATCAGGAGATTATCTCCCAGTTCAAAGCTATCAAAGATAAATTCCCTCACGTTCCGGTAATGGCTGTAGACATTGCAACTACGTCGTTTGATTCTATGCAGCGTTTCACAGATCTCTGTGTTTACACTGACTGTAAACCGTATCTTAAAGAAAGCGGTGTAATTGTTAACATGGATGAAGTTGACGAAGACATGGTTTCTGAAATGTTTGGTTCATGTGGTCGAGTCGTTTCGAACGATTCTAAAACCATCTTCTATAAAGGTGATGGTGATCATGTTGAGATTCAGAAACGTATTTCTGAGATCGAGGAAGGCATCGAATCCAATCAAGAAACGGAAGACGCTCTAGAACGCGATAGCCGAGTTAACGCTCTGCGCCTAAGACTTAACATGCTATCTGGTCGTTCTGCAGTTATTCGTGTTGGCGGTCGCACTTCTCAGGAAGTAGAAAACCGTAAATTCTTAATCGAAGATGCCGTGTTTGCTTGTCAATCAGCTATTAAATTCGGCGTAGTATGTGGTGGTTCTTTAATCGTCCCTAAGATTATTCACCGTAATCGTAATGAAATTATTGAAAACCTAGACTTAGGGTACGACTCCGAGAAGGAAGTTGCGTCTATTATTCTAGAGTTAATCAGTAATTCTTTTACTAACATCTTTAAACGTGTAATTCAACACGTCGAATCTGATGTTAACCGTGATCGAATTGGGGTGAACAGTGACTTTGACGCTACTCAGGAAGATTTAGCGGATGCTATTGCTAACTATTGTGTCAGAAGCAATTCTATGTTTGATGCTAAGCGTTTCGTATTCGAAGATGAAAACGACACCCAAGTTATCAATAGTTCAGAAACAGATATTGAAGTTCTTCGTGGCACTTCAAGTATTGTTAGTTTGATTGCTTCAAGCGACCAGTTCGTTTCAGGTCGATAAAAAAAAA